CCAGGAGGTGCGTCCTCCGTTGTTCGCACATACAGCTTGACGTCACAAGTCGTCGGCGTTGTGCCATCAAAATCAGCGATGGAGTCAAAGTCTGCAATGGTGTCCAGCTGACTGGCGTTAGGAAAGGACGAGCGAGCACTCAACGTGCTTTCAAGCCTCAAACTTCCAACTTTGCTTAACGTAAACGGGTTGCCATTGAACAGATATTCACCAGTCGTGTGCAATACAGAGCCATTCGCTGCCATCTCAAGCTCTTGATTGAGGCTGTCTACGCTGAGATTTGTTTTTGTTCCGGGGAAAGTCGGATCCTCTGTTGACGACAAAGCCGAGACCTCCTCGGTACTTTCAAGGTCGGGTTTGGTGTACTCAATCAACGCAAAGTTCTGACTTTCACGACCGCCAGAGTCAATAAACTTCATTGAATACGTTCCAGACTTGAGGTCTGCATAAGCTTCAGTTGCAGCGCCTGGAATCTCTTCAGAAATACTGGTTGAATTACTCCATGTTACGTTGCTTGTTTTGGGGGAGTGACGCAATCTGATGTGACCACCGTTTCGCACGTCTAGGTCAAGAGATTGACGCCAAGACAACTTAGCCTGTCCGTTGACCGGAATCATGTCAAAGTTGATGTAGTTAGCGTCAGAAAGAGTTGTAATTAGCTGTGGCGGAGCAGTTTTGCCTCTAATTGGCTCATCTCTAAGAATTGTAATTTGACTGCCACGACCTAGATAGTTTTTGGCCTGAACCTGCACCGTAAGGTTACCCGCTCGAATATCGCGGAGAGTGATTGAGGGCGAGGTAGTAACCAATGTCTCAAAATTATCATTATCAATACGATATTGAACACGAAATTCGCTGACATTAACGCGATCATGCTGCCAGCTAACATTTGCACCAACTAAAACCTCTTGGCCAGCATTGGGTGCGCCACCACCACCTTTCTCATAGAGAAACTCTTCTGCTTTTATCGCCGTAACTGCATTTGGAATTGCGGAAAGGTTTGTAATGTCTCGGGTCGTTAGTTCTGTGTCAGACTCAACTGCATCGTAAATCGAGGCGTTGTAAGCAGCTACGCTCACGCCATAAACACCATCTTCTGTTTCAGCAACAGAAAGAACCCTAAACTGTTGTGACTGAATGTCAGATGTCTGAATTAAAAATACTGAGCCCGCTGTAGGTGTTTGACTAAACGCAGATGTCACGTCAATCGTTGCTGTCCCATCAGCTTGTGGCTGGACGCCACCTGCTGGAATGCTGCGAGTTTCAGCAATGCCACTAGGCAGCATTACTGACACTTTTGGGTCGTTAGTAGCTGTAGCCAAACTGCCTGACAAGTTTGTACTGTTGTCAACAGTAAGTTGAATTGCCGTGGCAGAACGAACACGACCGCTACGACGAACACCAGCTCTTACAGGGTCTGCAATATCAACAACTTGGCCAGGACGAAGAATAATGCCGCTTTCAATGCCAACTGCAAACTGACACGTCTCAGTCAAATTTTGCTCTGACAACAAAGTCCACTTACCAATTCTGTGCGCTTGACCTTGGCTGTAACAACCAACAGCTTTGATGTCCTTGTTGATGATGCCGTACTTGGCTACAGCATCATGATCTTCAACGTATTCAAACTCTGTGTCGCCTTGTGTGTCGTAGTTCTGGTACGCAACCGTTGCAACGGTATGACGAGCTTTTTGAGACGTTCCAGTGTATGTAAACAGCCCGTCGATTACGTTTGACGGACCAAGCGCATAACTTGGATCAGTCGGCTTGTCTTGGTTGAGAACCAAAGAACCTGCGCCGTAGTAAGCAATGCCTCTAAAAATGGCTGTCATCTCTTGAATGACGTTGTAAACCTCAGCGCGGCTGTTAATCAACATGTTGAGGCTAAAACGTGGCTCTTGACCGCCTTTGCCATCGTCAACAAGAGCGTTGCAGTACTGACTTACAGAAAAGAAATCGTATTTATCGAGCGTGTCCTCAGGAATGCCTGCGCCATAACGACCTGAAATCAACAGGTCATACAAGCACCAAGCTGGATCATTCGTCCATGTTGCCGCTTGGAACGTACCGTCCCAAATACCGGAATACGTAATCCGTCCCAGGTGTGTGGTGGTGTCTACTGTTGCGTTACTTGGAATCTTGACCTTGATCCCACGAATCAGATATTTGCGGGTTGGGACGGTACTGAATTGGCGCGAGTCAAAACGCAGCGCAACGAGCGCAGAGTTTGGGTAGCTGAACTTTTCGTCAATAATCTCGTTAAAACTCTGGAAAAAAGTGGTGCTTTGAATTTTGGTTGTTCCATTAGGGCTAACCCTGAGCACACGAATCCGTACATTCGTGCTGCTGCTCAACGGAATCATGTAGTCACGTTGATAGCTGGTACTGCTTTTACCGCTAATCGTGCCAGAACCTTGTAAATCTACATCATTAAAACCACCACCGTCATAGTCAATTTGAATTTTGATCTCTACGCTATTGCCAACAATGTCACCATCGTCTTCAATTTTTTGAAGGCTATCAAGTCGTATTGTTACCCGAAGACGATCAACATTTTGTCCCTGTACGCTACGAGTTACAGCACCGGCCTCAGCGCCCGCATTAGTTCCGGTAGCATTAGTAACTTCAACATTGACTCGCCTTGGGACCGAAGTTGCCCCAAAATCGCCAGGAATATGATTCTGCGCTTGCGTCCCATTGCGCGTAACAACGGTGTAGCCAGAAAAGTTATTGGTGCCGTCTGCGTTTTGAACCGGGGTGTCGTCAAGAAAAATGCTTTTGTTGCCGTCGTCTAAACCTTGGATCTCCCCTTCGCTAATCAGATCCAAAACGTTGGCAAACTGAATCGACTGCAGACTGTCATCTGCCTCGGTAGGTGTGCGGCTGCCGCCGCCGCCCTTACCGCCACCACCAGCACCTTGAATGTATTTAGTCTGTGTCATGCCTGAACCTGATCAACATCAAGACCGCTGGATAGCACTGCCGATCCAACAAACACTCGTCCATAGGCTATTGGAACAGGCAAACCTTGTTTGGCGGTGTTGACTACGTTGTTAAAAACGAAAGATTCCAGCTTGGCGGCTTCTCGTCCACGCTCTAAACCTGTATCTGGTTGCGGCGAAATTGCTGTGGCTATTCCGCTAAGCGTTAAGGAAATACCAATGGTTCCAAGAGCACTGCTTGCAGCCGCCGCAAAAGCAGATCCAGTAGCCCCGGCTGAGCCTAATCCCAAAAAACCAGCACCTGTTGCTGCTGCTCCAGCAGTAAAAACAGCCGCAGTTATCAACGCCGCTCCAAGCAGAATCTGTCCGACACCACGTCCCGCGCCAGCGACAACCGGCGTAATGCTAAAAACCTCTTTGTCGCTGAAAGGCATGAGCAAAGGAGCGATGTTGTCCTCAGTCGCTTTTTCCTTGCTAACTGCAACTCGATAGCCAACACCGTCTTTTTCGCTGTCAATCAACCATTTCTCTAGCCCCGGAAAGTTGACGCACAACGCTTTAATGGCTTGCGCTGGCGTCGTCACATCAAACTCAAAACGGCATTGACCAAGCCGTTTACGCAAAGCGCCGTAGACCTTAACGACTTTCATGCCTCAAGGCGCAGGCAGTGCTCTTCCCATAGTAACCGCCATAAAGGTCTCTGCTAGACAGCCTGCCCTGCACATGATGCAGCACTTGCTGATCACCCATATAAATCGCCGCATGATTTGGCACGGGTGAAACCAGATTCATCAAAATCAAATCACCGCGCTGCACCTCCTCTACTGGAATCTTGCGAAATCCTTCCTTGCTGAAATTGTCTAGATACAGGTTTTGACCGTGATCCCACCACTGGTCACGCCTGTCATAGTCACGCAGCTCAATGCCGTACTCCCTTGCGTACCAGTCCCGCACAAGGGTGTAGCAATCCACCACACCGTGAACAAACTCACGCCCCACATATGGCAGCTCGAATCCAGCTGGTTCGCAGTAGCCCCACGCCTCAGTGTTTGGATTAACGATGAACCACGGCAGCTCCGACTTTTCGCAAGCCACACGATCAGCTGTTGATGGCTCAGGCTTTGTAATCGGATGGCTATGCACAATCGCTACCACCTCACCCTGGTCCTCTACTTCGTTCCAACCGCTCAAAACAAAGTGCTCGTCTGGGGTTTGAGCAATGTTTTGGCGCGGAAAGTACCTGCGTCGTCCTTTGATCACAGCAACTAAACCACAGCACTCACGAGGCGCTTCAGCCTTGGCGTGCTCAAGAATTTCAGCCTTCATGGCTGCTGACAACCGCATCACTTGATAAGACCTGCGCCGGGGAACGACCCAAACGGAAGCTCGTTATTATCCCCGAAACGGCACTTGCAACTGGAAATACGTTTCCCACACACGTCTTGAGCATCAGTCGTCACACCTTCGTTGTTCACATCAAACCGCCTAAAGTTGACGCCATCAATGTCCTTGCCTGGGCCAGTAGAGGGGTTGTAGCCACATTCCGGTGACTTGTAAATCCACTGGCAAATGTTGGCGATAATCTGACGTTTTGGCAGTTTTTGACCGGCCAGATCAAACTTGCTAGCCAGCTCAAACGTCACCGTGTCGCGTGACTCACTGGCTTTGCGGTCAATAAACCAACGCTCTTGCGGAAACTGCGCGTTTGGATCAGGCACCCCGCTGGGGTTGCCCACAGTCTCAAAGTTAAAGGTGTCGCCAGCCTGCGTGATCAACGTGTCGCCACCTTGCGTGATAGCGGCGTTTTCAAAACGAAAGTTAATGTCGTCAAGGTATTTCTTAAGCGTGCGGATGCGCCTAACCTCTGCTCCACCAAGGTCATTGCCCGCTGTTGTGACATTAACCAGTGCAAGCAGCACAGTCATCGTGCTGTCGAGATTACTGACCGTCAGCGTTGGGCGAGGCAACGTACCAGTGCTGGTGTACTCAAAGCCATCTGCCTTGATCGGTAGTCGCGTGTATTCCACCCCGTTAAATACGACGTTGACATTTTGGTTGCGGTCGTTCGCACTCATTCCAGCGTGAAACCGATACACATCTGAACTTCCATGCAAACTGCTATTCAGACGCAGTTCAAACAACTCAATAACCGCACTAGGGGCAAGCTTCAACAGCTCATCGTAGACACTGCTGATTGCAGTCCAAACACACGTTCCATCTGTAATGGTGCTGGCTATATCAGTTGGCCATGTCGGCTCTGAACTAGATGACGTGCCAGCAGTGGTGCAGCGAAACCACAAGCCAGTCCCATACGAAACCGTGGGACGACGAACGTCACCTACAGAAAACGCGGTGCTAGCGGTCCAAACTGCTGTTGCCATTACGGTTCAAATTTTTCGACGAACGTTGCTTGGATTGTGGCGCGGTTCAAGTATGGAATCGACTTGCTCCACTCTTCACAAATAAACTTTGAGCTTGTGCTTTCTCCCGGCGGCGTGAAATCAAATTTTTCCATGTTGTTTTCTGCCCGTGCGTCCAAAAACGCTTCAATGGTATCGGCGTCAGCTTCTGACACTTCAAAGGTCAAATTGTACGTTTTGGGGTTTTGATTAAGGCCAAACGTTAATCTGGCCTCATACCCATCGCCAAAACGCGCTCTCCTAAAGTTGGGAGCACTACGTTTTTGGATGCCGTAGGTAGGAGTGATTGACGGGAAAGTGGCCATTAGCTTGCAAGAAGACCGCCAGGACGTTTTTGCTTGACTAGCTCAGCCTGCACTGCAGCGCCAAGCATCCTGCCAAGTTGTGCTGCTTGATCAGAGTTGCCTTCGACAGACGAACCAGAAGCATCCACGTTTACCGTCACATTAGCCCCGCCCATTGCGTTGTTTGGAACGATATTGCCCTGCGCTCCAGGGACAAACAACTCAGGGCCACGTTCACCAACCATGTAGGGACGACCTGCTCCAACAGGCCCGCCAAGCGCTCTTTCGCCCATGTACTGGCCTACCAAATCAACATTTGGGCCTGTTGAACCTCCTCCGCCCCCACCAAAACCAAACGACCCGAACAGCTGGTTGACGCCGAGGCGCAGCAGCTGGTTTGCGATGGTTCGCAGCACATTGCTGGCTACCTCCCCAAGAGTGCGGGTCTGGTCTATAGCAGCAGTAATACCGTCAACTACACCGGTCTTGATCGTGTCTCCAATAGCTTCAAATACTCTTTTTTGTTCTTCTAGTTGTTCCAGGGTTTGCTTAGCGGCAAAAATGCGTTTTACATAGTTGCGTTCCACCTCTCCTGCAGCGTTTGCAAGGTCAATTTCTAAGCGTACTTGGTCTTCTGTTCCGTTTATTTGCGCTTCGAGTAACCGGAGCTGATCGCTGTACTTGTCAATACGCTGACCGGCAAGCTCAACTTCCCGTTCACGCTGAGCCTCTCCCCGAAGTTGCAAGTTAATTAGTTGTTGTTCCTGTCGTTCAAAAGCCGCTGCGGCTCTTTCGCGTTCTCTTTCTTTTTTCTTGCGTTCTCTTTCAGCAGCAGCGTTTTGACGATTCGTCGCTCTCTCAGCTTGTTTATTTGCAGCATCTATCAGAGCATTTCTTCTATTAGTTAGGTCCAGAAGTTGCTCATCTCTTTGAAGCTCAATTAGTTTTATATCGGCACCTTCTTGTTGTGATTTCTTTCGCGCTTCTTGAAATATATTTGCTTTTTCTAAACTAAATACCCGTTTATTCGTAAGATCTCCGTCTAGTTTGGCAATAGCTAGATTGTTTTTAGCGATAGTGTGCTCAACGGAGCCTGCACGTGCTCGTTCCACGGCTGCTTGCAGCCTGCCTTCTTCTTCTTTACGAATTGTCCGTTGTACTTCCACCATCTCAGCTTCAATCCGTGCTCGTTCGGGGCTTATTCCTCGTTCTCCGGGTTTAATCCGAACGTCAGCTAGTTTCTCTTGAAGTGCTTTTTGCCGAGGATCGTCAGATGTTTTTGCGGCAGTCAGTAGAGCGCTAACCTCCACAGTGTTAGCTATTTCTTTCACAATACCGCCTGTCAACTTGGCAATTTGCGCCAGTACCTGTGTGGTTACTTGCGTAAGAGCGTTGCCGAATTGCGTAGATGCTTCTCCCAGATCCGCAAGAGCCTGAACACCTTCGTCCCCAACAACCATAGAAAGCTGACGTGTTGCAGCATCCAGAGCCATTTGCTGACCAGCTAACTCCTCTAAACTGCTGATGGAGTCCTGGATGGGAGAACCCACCAGGCCCAAAGCTTCAACAAGTGCGTCTACATCTGCTGTAGCGGGATTTAGTGCCGCGCCTAATGAAGCAGCTTGAGCAGCAAGTTGGTCAAACGCGCCACCAAGGACTTGCAGCGCGATAGCTGCTGGTCCGAATGTTGATCCCGATATTGCACCGCCCAAAGCACCACCAAGCGCCATGCCTGGGCCGCCGCCAAACAGCAAGGGAAAGGCGCCTGCGCTAACCGCAGACCCAAATCTTGCTTGACTTTTTGCTTGTCTTGCTTTGGGAGAACCAGGAATGTTAGTGCTTCCTCCAATCGGCATGAAATCAATGCCGGAAACCCCAAATGATTGAAAACCTGGTTTAGGTGGCTTATCTGCACCTCCTTTTTTACTTTTTTTCGAAGAACCTTTTTTACCGGGGCGCTCTACACCCTGCAGTCTTTCCTCTTCTCTAAGTAGTTTGTTTTGACGGTCCAGCTGCTCGTTGAACTCTTTTTGAGCGGTGACGAGCGCTTTTACAGCTTTTTTCTCAGCTTCTGTTCCAAAAGCAGCGTTACGGAGAGCCCGCTCAGCTTTTGCTACTGCCTTGGAGTAGTTATTGACGTTTCCAATGTCTTTGGCAGAAAAAGTTCCTCTTAAGGCTTTTCCTGCTTTTATTGTTGCGGCGTTAACTCTACCTACTTCTTTGTTTACGCCTTTTAAGCTGTCTTTTAATACCTTAAGCTCGCGGGCTCCGCGCAGCGCAACCTCAATATCTACGTTGTAGTTGGCCACAGCGGAGCACGTAGAGGCTTAGATCCCAGTCTACCGCGCACTCATTGAGCGCGCCCTAGCACCGGTTTTGGCGTTTTGAACTGCTTTTTCGTGCTGCTCGTTATAGAGGTCGAAGTAAGCGGCCCAGCCAACTAGCTCTTCTTGGGTTAGGTGTTTGGTGAGTTGCGCGACTGTCATGCCCAGTTCCTTAGCCAGAAAGAACATGAAATACCAGTCACGATCAGCTTTTCAAGGATGCTTTCGCGTCCTCCACCTTGTTTTCGGCGCCAGAAGAGAGCATCGCAAGCTGAATGTCCTGCAGAACAGCGGCTTCAATAGCGTTCTTGAGAACCGCTCTTTCGCCGTCCTGGAACAAACGCTTTCCGTCTTCGTCGAGCGCCTTTTCAATCATCATGCCCAGAGCAAAATCTGTGGCATCGTCTGAACCGGCTTTTTTCTGGATGGCCTCGCGTTCTGCAATGGTGAGCGGGTGCCAGTAGATCTCAAGCACCGTTTCGTCGCCATCTTTGACTTCGTACTTATACAGCTGGCTGACGCCGAACTTATTGCGAAGCAGTTCAGAGGCGCGCATAAAGTAGTACCGTTTGCCTCAATATACTACACAACTGCTGTGAACTGACAAGAAACAATGCCGATGAAATGAGAACGGTCTTCTAGCTCAAGCGGTGTCGGACCAGAGATGTCGGATACGCGAGGAGCAACACTAAACGTATCGGTGTAGATC